GCCTCGTAAGACAACATTGCAAGCCAATCCTAGGATTGACCTGTGGTGGAACGCGAGCGAGGCGGTACGTGGGAGAGTTGGCGCCACCGGTAGCAAGCTACCGCGGGCACCAGCTCATGTACCTCCGCGTAGAGACGATGTCTCTGCGTTCCTTGGGTTAACCCCCTTCTCCCTCGCCCAGGCTAAGCTCCTTGAGCTGGCCTGGGAAACCATCCTTGCTGTCAGTGCCGCGTGGAAACCCCTCCCTACCAAATTTGGTAAGGACCGGTTTAGCAACAAACGTTTGGTTGAGCTTCAAAAGCTCGCCAAATGGCTTGTGCTTTCCTCGGGCCGTCAGGGTATCGGAGCCACGATGAAGTGGCTCAAGGACGCGGCGGGTGGTGCTCGACTTCATGCCCTCACGGGCGAGCCGATGCCACCTTCCACTCGTTTCCTTGTCCGGAAGATTCTTATTGGAGACCAGCGAAATGATTCGCTGGACCAATTAGCCTTCCTGGGACGATCCCTGCCGGCGGGCGATGACTTGGTACGGTCGCGATCCTTGATCGCTCACCGTGAAGCCATGACATCCCGCCCGGCGACTGACAGTACCCTTTGCAATTCCGCACGGGAGTTCGCTAGGTTTTGGGCATCGAAATGCCTTCGACCTAACGATCTGTTGGAGGCAGTGTCTCCAACCCCCTCCGCATCCTTCGGATCAACCAGAAGGAAAGGGGGGACTCGTGAGCAAACCAGGCAAGAACACCGTCAGTGGATTGGCACACTCCCTCAGGAGATGTGGTCAAGGCCGGACGCGATCTTGTTCCAGGATTACTCTCCGTTCTACTCCGATTTCGAGGTAGAATCGGAACGGATGCACAAAGGTTCCCTCGACGTCGCCCGTGCCGCTGCTTGGCGGACAGCGACAATGCCATTGCGGAACAGGGTTACCTGCGTTCCGGAGCGTGGGTGGAAGCAGCGGATTGTCTCCGCTCCTGAAGCCCACGCTACGGTCGCAGGTACTTGTCTCAACAAGGCGCTGCTTCGTGCAGTCGCCCGTTGGGGGCCTTGTTCGAGTTTCCTCAAAGGAAACCGGCGCGAGGCGGTTGAAAAAATGGTGGCGGGCACTAGCCCGGACCACATCATTGTTTCAACCGACCTCACGGCTGCAACTGACAGATTGCCGCATGACCTGATCAAGTCAGTGGTCACGGGAATTGTCGAGGGATGGGAAGGTTTACCAGACCTGTGGGCCGAGGCGCTTTTTGCGCTTACCGGCCCACAGCTTCTCACCTACCCTTGGGGGCAGTCGATTGAATCCTCATGCGGTGTATTAATGGGTCTTGGGCCTTCTTGGCCCATTATGTCAATAATACATGCATGGTGGATGGAATCGGCTGTCCGCGCGGGCGGTGGGCACCCACATCGATGGATGGGTTCCGCCGCCATTGGCGGCGATGACCTTATCGCTCGATGGCCCCAGCCGGTCGTGGACCGTTACCGTGAGATTGTTTCCAGTTGTAATGGAAAAGTCTCTGTCGGTAAGGATTTCACGTCTCCGACTGGGGGGAATTTCACGGAGATGTCTTTCTTCGTGAAACCGGGTGAAGCAGGCATGGTCTGGTCGAGGGCTATCCCCGTTAAGGGACTCGTAGGATCCAGCATCGACGAAGTCGGTGCTTCCTTTGAGTCCCTTGGCTCAGATTCCGGGAGAACGTGTCGTGGCAGAAGGGTCCTTGCGGCCATTCAGCCCGACGCGTGGCGGCGGTGCAGGGACGTTGGTGTCCCTCCCGCTTTGCCCAGATCTCTCGGAGGCGCTGGCCTCCCATCTCGACGGGGCGCTGTTTCGCGGATTGATATTCCGTTTCGGCATCGCCTTGCCTTAGGTCGGTTCCTGTATGGAGCCGGCCAAGACTCGGTCCCTTTGGGCCCACCTAGCTGGGTGGACGCAGGGGATCCGTCGATGTGGGAAGCGCGCAAGCGTGCTGAGCTGCGACTTCGGGAGGCTCTTGAATTTGGAGTTCTGTCATATACGACAGAGCCAATTTCAGAGCCGGACAACCAACGCCTTGTGGTCCGACAGTTGTCAGACCAGGTCGCCTGGTATGCCCGGGCACGGGTGTTTTCTGATCACCCGTTCCCTCCCGTCGCAACGGAGATAGTGTCTTTGAAGAAATACAGCCGTTTGGTCAGCGGCTGGATATCTTCTCGGACAAGAGGGGGTTTACCTGGGGCCCTTGCGTTGAGTAACAGAGCGAATAGCCGCTTTGCACTCTTGGCTCGGGCCCGCTTCAATCGGGACCGCTGGTCTGTCAGGGTCAACGATTTTCCGATACCTGTATCGGAAATTGTTGCCTGGCCCCAGTCGGATATCAAGGCGGTAAGACGCCCCCGAAAGAAGCTCCAGGAGGTTCATGTGTCACCATAAGGCACACACTGGGG